ATGACAATCTACTGCAACCTCCTTCAATAGTCGAGTGACCTGACCGATTTGAATGGCTTTTTTCTCGGCACTTCGATAAACATATAAATCAGCGGCTTCCTCGTCAGTATCTAATATGGTTCCGTGTAAATAAATCTCAACATTACGCTCTTCAAATGGTAAATTACAATGACTCAAACTACGCACACCTCTACCAATGATTTGTTCTGCTCGATTCATATTATACCATGGTTCCAATATGTGAACTTGTCTTATATTTTTAAAATCCAGACCTTCAGACGCAGCCTTGGATATTAGAATAACCTTTATTTGTTCTCCATTCATATTCTCTTTATTTGTAGCATATTTGATATCTTCATTATTATTTTGCGAAAAATCCTTATCACCTGTAATAATAACATATTTTGCAGGTTTGAAATCTACCGCGCTCATTTCAGCACGTGTTTTCATAGAAAGTGAATCAATTTGTTCCTTTTTGGATTTCAATAAATTAACATTATGTGAACTAGTTGAAGCAAATCGTGTAAATCCCATTGATTCTAATGCGAGGGCCATGGGTATAACACCACCATCAATGTATTGTGAATATATTAATATAATACCTGATGACGGTTTTTTAATAATATTACATATATTTGATATTTTTGCGCTGTAATTATGTATATGGTCTGGTGTGAATATTTCTCCATATGCCTTTAACATTTTGGGTTTATATTCGAAATCATACCTCTTAGGAACAGGGTCATATACCGTCTTATATTTCATAATATTGGATAGACCAGTTTTTCCAATTATATTTTTGATAATCTCGCGATTTTCTTCTTGGTCAAACGTTTCCAGTTCCAAATCTGCACCTTGGTGAATAATAATCCGTTGCTTCTTTTCAATCATTTCATCCAATTTTGGATTTGGATATAACATGATGAGCGATTCAAGAGGTGCCAATAAAAGTGTGTATCCGAAACTTTCCATGTTCTCAAAAGATGGCATGATACGCGTTTTTCCTCGTTTGTCTACAATTGTATTTTGTTTTAATCCCAAATAAGACATGATAAATTGGTATCCATCTGACTGATATTGTCCTATACCGTTTTTATATACAGGGACAAATTGTAATGGCTCATCTATTGGATTATGATTCATTTGAAGCGATGGATAATCTTCTTTTGATATTGCGCGTTCTTCGTCAAATGTTTGAGGATAAATACGATATGGGAAAATATAAGGGTTTTCACCACGGACATAGGATATATATCCAGTTAATTTTCTGACTAACAATTCCTTACCTTTATTAGCATCTCCTTGAATGAATGAACCGTCTGAATTAAAGATGTCGTCTATTTTGATTAGTCCGCGATTATCATTTGTATTCAATAAGTTAGCCAACCACACAATTTCAGTATAAGAATTATACATTGGTGTAGCGGATAATAATAACAATCTCATATTATCACTTTTCTTAGCAATTTCATTTAATAAAACCGATGTCAATTTATTTTTATTTGCATCACTAATACGGATATTGTGTATCTCGTCAATGATAACTAATCGATTATTGAAATGTGCTTTTATTTTTTTTGTGCGAATAATTATGCGTTCATTTTCAGATAATCCTGCATCTTCAGGTATAAATGTAATTTTTTTGATATAATTAGCGAATTCACCCTTATCTCCCATAAAAACATAATATGTATTGATTAACGACCGGATTTGGGATGATATCTTTTCTTTTGACAATCCTCTTAAATTTGTTGGATTAATCTCATATAGAAGTGCATTTCCAATACATGTATTCAAATTCCAGTTTCCATCAGGCATCATTTCTAATTTGCGCTCATCGAATAACTGGAGCCTGAAATTGTCTTGAACGTTTGGTGATGCCACAATGATTATTTTTTTAGTGAACCCGATTTGCTTCATATATGCACGCATTTCCTCTGCAATACCAATCGCACTGCAAGTTTTGCCTGTACCCAGGCTATGATATAATAATAAACTATTATATGGTGTTTGAAATGATAGAAAATTTCTTACAAATAATTGATGTGGCATGAGTTCGAATTTTGTTTTACATAATAAATCTGATTGTTCTCGAATATTTAAAATAGAACCATCATATTTTGTGTCTGAAAATTCTTGACGTTGTGCGATTTTATAACTGAAATCTGGGTCATCCATTGTTGGATATAGATTGGTTTCTGTAGATTCTTGTAATAGTAAATCATGTTCGATCTTTTCTTTTTTTAATAGAAATGCATTTTTATCAGTTGTCTTAATATCTATTACTTGTGTTTCGATTGGTGCAGTGGGTTCTTCATGTATAGTAGGTTCCTCAGGTGTATTAACGATTGATTCATCAACTTTATCATCTGACACTTCTACTAATGGTTCTTCTTCTACAACGGGTTCTTCTTCTACTTCAACATTTTGCTGCGTTGTTTGATTTTTCAAGTTATCACTATTATAAATAATACCCTTTTTTTTATTACGCAAAGCCTGTTTATGTTTAATCATTTCTTCGCTCATTTTCACACAAAGACCTGTTTTAGGATCCTTTCTATATCCAACCGGACACTTTCCGTTTACTGCTTTTACTTCATCATCTACAATAGGTTCATCTACTTTTACTTCATCATCTATAATAGGTTCATCATTTACAATAGGTTCATCTGCTTTTGGTTTCTTTACAGATGTCTTTTTCAAAGTAACACGTTTATTAGTATCTTTTGGTTTACGTCCTTTTACCTTTAGTTCGTCGACTTTTTCTTCTTTTTTTTCATCGAGTTCTTTTTTCAATGTAGTTCTAATACCCTTCTTTTTATTCCGCAAAGATTGTTTATGTTTAATTAAATCCTCACTCATCTTCACGCAAATTCCTGTTTTTGGATCTTTTCGATACCCAATAGGACATTTTACAATAGGATTTTTTTTTTCATTATTCATTTACAATATATAGACAAAATATATTCATCTTGTTATCGGTTCAAATAGATGAATCATGCTAATTTATGAGTGTTTAGACAATTATAAATATTTGATATTACCCTCTTTTTCTCTAAATTATAATCGCGAATACTATCAATACATTCTTGATATGTTTTCCACTCTATTTTACTAACTTCAGACTTATCATAAGGGTTAATATCTTTTATATTACCATCAAACTTCATCAAATAATATTTATGTTTATATGATTTATAGTTTGAGCCCATGAATATTTCTTCAAATGGTTGAATATTGTCAATATTATACAAATGTTTTTGTGAATATCCAGTTTCTTCTACAAATTCTCTAATAGCACATACCATATCACTTTCATTATAATTACGCCGGCCCTTTGGAAATCCCCATTCTGCTTCAACCCATTGTGATTTCATATTTGATTCTTCAATTAATTGTTGTAATGTATATGATTCAGATTGTGTCATTATACCATGGACTAATGCATTGTATTTTTCATGAGATACAATTTCATCTGTCTTACACCATTGATCTTTGTCTTTTCGAGTTCCCTTTTCAAATGACCTTGTAGGTCTCAGTTTCATAGGTTCAATAGAATCAAGTGCATTTACAGATTCAGATTTTCTAATTTTTTTCTCATATATGTCTTTTTTATACCCATGAAAATTTGAAATGGGATAAGAAGAGCCATCCTCTGAGCGGATTGAATTCTTCAATGGATTAAATGAATAAGGTTGCGTCTCTTCAATCCAAGAAGATGATGTATCTAGAGGAGATGTTTGATTGTTTAACCAAAGCTCATTCCATAATGTATCGAAATCATTTTTTAACAAATTTTCCTTTTCTGTAATCGTCATTTCTTTCAACAAATTAATGATATATTCCTTGTTATAGATGGAATATTTACCTCGCATGAAATCCATAAATCCTAAAGTATCCTTTCGCCGAATCATCAAAAATTTAAATTCATTTGTTTTTTCATCTTGTGTGAATGCTACAATTCCTATACTAATAATTGGCATTTTACATTGTGGATATGAATGACCGCATTTACAGCAATTACTACAATATGTATCCATTTTTGCAATTGAATTATTATATTATAATCGAATATGTCTATATAGTTTACAAATGGCAAATGAATATGACGAAGATAATATGGTTTTTTTACCTACTACATGGGGTCCACATTATTGGTTTTTTATAATGACATTGGCACTCGCATATCCTGACAATGTGAATGCTGTTGTCAAACGCAAATATTATGATTTTATAACAAACCTTCCTGTATTTATTCCAAATCCAGAAATCGCAAATAGATTTAGCAACTTATTAGATAGATATCCTGTTTCACCTTATTTAGACAACCGCGAATCTTTTGTAAAATGGGTTCATTTTATACATAATAAGGTGAATCATGAATTGGGAAAGGAGGAAATATCATATGCCGCTGCAATTGAAAGCTATTTTGCAGAATACAGACCAAAACCAATTTATTTATCAGAACGTATCAAGTGGAAAAAATATACACTTGTAGCGGTTTTTATATTCCTAGCATTTTTTTTCATTTACATGTATAGCGCACATATTTGAAAACCCAAAAAATATGAGGATATATAAAATGAGGATAGAAATTGGTATATTTATAATTACTGCATTGTTGATAGGTAATTTATACACAGAAGGCAAATATTTGAAATTGGCATTTAAATATAAAAAATATTTTCAGATAATAGGTATTGCTATTGGTGGGTTAATCCTATATTATTTAATTAAAAAAAATCCACTATCGATGGGTTCCATGTTAGCAACAACAAATGAATATTTGAAATATATGCCTATTGATAAAAATACAACCAATATTTTAAACCCAATATTAGATTTTACATCAAAACAAAACTTTTACCAAGACCAATATACGCACGGAAACATCGATACACCAGTATTACCAGTCCAACATATGAATCTTTCTTCAAATGAACGAAAAATAATGATGTCTGGAAACAATCAATCAGCTGTATCGGGTCAAAAAGTGAAACGTTCTGTCAGTGAAACCAAAAAGAAATTCGTTGCTTCCAGGCAAGGGTGGAAATGTGGAGACTGTCAGGATCAATTGAATGCATGGTTTGAAGTAGACCATAAAATCAGATTGGAACACGGTGGAAGCAATCATGTTGATAATTTGGTAGCGCTTTGTCGAGATTGTCATGGCAAGAAAACCACTATAGAAAATCTATAATTATAATATATCATGAGTAGTAATTCACAAAATATGGAATTATATCAAACAATATATGAAACTGTAAAAAAAAACAAATATATTATTTCAGCATATGTTTTAGTAATTATTTATATTATTTGTGTGTATAAATATATCAGTTTATTATTAATTTATTAAAAGGTATTTTCACT